ATCCTACAAATGATTAAAAAGTGGTTCACCATTAGAGAAACATACCACTGTCCGCATTGTAACTTTGTGACCGATAGCAAAAGAGGGTTGGCTATTCACAAAGGGAGGATGCACAAATGAAAAAACTATTACGAGTTTTGTCTTATTTAGTGTTGATAGGCCTAGCCTTCTTTTTATGGATGGATGCTTATAACTGGCAATCTCACGCTGATAAACTAACCAAGGCAGTGGCAGATTGTAGAAAGTATGATGACTATTCAAGATGCGTTAATCAGATTGAGGTGTGGCAAACAGAAGATGGTACTAGAGTAATTTTGTTTGAAGATATGGATAATTGTGGTAAATACTTGCATACCGTGCAAGAATAGAATATATTAAGGTGGATGATAACCATTCCACCGCTTCTTCATCAGTTGGTTACTGATAATAAGGTAGACCCAATGGTTCTTAAGGTTTACCGTTTCTTCAAGATGTATAGTGATTTTGATATAGAAACCTCAAAGGGAAGGATATTGTCGGATTTAGAGATGGACAACGACACTTTTGAGAGATTACTTAACCAATTAGAAGAATACGGATTTATGGAGAGAGTAAGACATCCCGGCAAAGCAAGCGAATATAAGACTAAAGCAGGGATGATTTACAAATAACCTCTCCCCTACTCTACTCTAGCCTGGTGGGGGATAGGATTATTACCGCATTATTACCGCAAAATTACCGCAATTATGGGAACAAGAGCACAAGCCATCAAAAATCTAAAGAAAAAGGGAGCAGATGCCAATCCTAACGGTAGACCCAAAAAGGGCTATTCAATTACTGAATGGTTTAAGGGTATGCTTGATTCTAATCCAGAAGTTAAGGATGAGTTAGGCAGCGCCATTTTACAAAAAGCTAAACAAGGGGATACTACAGCTATGAAGTTAATTTGGAACTACATGGATGGTATGCCCCAGCAAGATATTACTTCAGGTGGTAAGCCAATAACAGTTAGCTGGAGCGATGAAGATTAAAATTCCTTATGCTCCACAACCTCATCAAAAAGCCCTCCATGACACTAAAGGTAGCCTAATAGCAGTTACCGGTAGGCAAATAGGTAAGACTACCTGCGTTGTTAATGAACTCATTAAACGAGCTATTTTACTCCCAAAATCTCGCAACTGGTACATCACAAACGATTATCAACAAGCTAGACGAAATGTCTGGCAGTTATTAAAAGATTATTGTCCCCCTGAACTTTTACTCAAAAAACCCAATGAAACAATGTTGAAGGTTGAGCTTGTTACTGGTTCAGTCATTGAGCTAATAGGTGTAGAGAATGCTGAGAAGTTAAGGGGCGCTAGTGTCCACTTTATGGGTTTGGATGAGTATGCTGATTTTAAGCGAGGTATTTTTGAGAAGGTACTAGAACCCATGTTATCAACCACAGGTGGGGATGTTTGGTTTCTAGGCACGCCAAAAGGCCTGGGCAATGACTTTTATCAAAAGTATGTACAGGATAATAGACTAAAGAAGTTTAAGTACCCCTCTTGCCGAGTTAACGGGGTTGAGGTTATAAAGATTTTATCTAAGTATACTAACGAGGAAAAGTTACAGGAAGTTTACAAGGATGCGTTAGATAATGGTAAGCTAGACTGGTTCAATCAGGAGTATCTAGCAGAGTTTACTCGTCCCTACGGTACAGTTTACAAGGAGTGGAATATTGATAACTTTGTCAAGCTAGATTACGACGAGAATCTACCCCTACACCTAGCGCTAGACTTTGGGGTTAACGATCCTACTGCAATTATCTGGATTCAACCCAATGGAGGAGAAACTAGAGTCATTGACTACTACGAGGCATCTAATGCCGACATCAATCATTTTATTCAGGTAATTAAGTCAAAACCCTACAAATCACCTGAGTTTTGTGCAGGGGACATTGCCGGGAACGCCAGAGATTTAACGACCAATAAATCCCCAATAGGGATAATGAGAGAGGCTGGTCTTTATGTCAAAACCACTTCTATAAAATCAATTCCGCTGCAAATTAGACACGCTCATTCCAGGGTTAAGAATCTTTACATATCAGAGAAGGCTGAGAGGTTTAGAGATGTGATCTTAAATTACCGTTATCCTGAGATAAACTCCAACCTTAGAAACCAATCAAACGAGATACCCCTGCACGACGAGTGGAGTCACGGGGCAAGGGCTTGGGAGTATTGGTGTTGGAACTACCAACCACCAGATCAGGTAATTACCAAGCCTAAGAAGAAAAACTCAGGTCAAGACTTACTTGACTCAATAGAAGCTAAACGCAAAGCAAAGGAGTATTTATCATGGCTGTAAACTTACAACAAATTGAAAGAGAAAAGAGACAGATTAAAAACTTTCTGAACTCACGCATTCAAGCACACTTTGAGGGTGAGTTTGTAGACATATCTAAAAGAACTAGGGTTGAGGCCGATCTTGAAAAATGGCGGCCCGAGATAGTAGAAATATGGAATCAGAAAGAGGAAAGAACAGACAGGATTTACTCAATTTATTTTGATGATGAGTTTGTTTGTTCGTTTGGGTTTGGTGAAACCCCGGCTGAAGTGGAGGCGAAGTTTCTTAAGGGGTTGTATGATCTAGTAGAAAATGACACTGTTTATTTAGATGAGAATGAGTATATTATTCAAGCAGAACTTGCAAGAATAAAAGAAAAGGAGGAGAAAGAAAAGATTGACAAGGAAACTAAATCAGACATTAAAGAAGTTAACCAAATAATAAAGGAACTTAAGGATGACTCTTAAAATGCCAGACGATTTCACCCCAGAGGAGGTTGAGTTATACAACTTCTTAATCAATGGCTTTGAGATTGAGTGCGACGTAACTCAGGTCTATAGAGTTTTAGACGATCCCCTAGAGATGTTTATTGTTTGTTATGTTTACGAACTTGGTAGAACTCAGAAGTCTCTTGAGCCAATTCTTAATCTGTCAAAGATGCAACTTTACACAATCATCAAAAAAATAAAAGCAAAGTTATATCAACACTATAAACAAAGGCGAATGATCGCTGATAAAATGTAATTATGAAGAAACAAACCCAGCTCCTAAGTTTTCTCAACAAACGCCTAAATCAAGCTAAGCGGTTTACCGAGGAACACTTTATAAATGAAGTCAAACAAAACATTAAGGATTATGACGCACAGCCTGTTAGTGCAAGTGAGATATTATCTCAGACCAACTCAGCAAGAGCACTACAAATGGCACAAAACTCACGCTATGAGACGATTAGACCCGTTATTTTCGTCAATACCGAGGCTGCCAAGAGCGAAATATTTGACCGCACTCCCGATCTAGTTTTGTCAGGAAGGGGTGCAGAGGATCACAATAAAAAAGTTAAAATTGAGGCAGTTTACAATTATCTAAGAGATTTATTAGATTTAGATGGTTTTGCCTGGGAGGCAGGACACTGGTTTGTTTTATCTGGATTTACCTCAGCTTCAATAGGCTACAAGATTGAAACCCATCAAGAGCCAGTTATTGACCCCGAAACAGGAGAGGCTTTGCTGGATGAGGAGGGTGAGCCAGTGATGCAGGAGGCTATAGACTATGACGACCCCACAATTTGCGTAGATAATCCTCTCAAAACTTATTATGCCCCCTCAAGTGAGTTTACAGTAGATGGTCAAAAAGTACCCTATAGAATAAGTTGCCAGCCAATAAGTGTCCATGAGGTCAAAAAGTTATACAAAGATGTAAAGGACATTGATGAGTTAAAGGGAAACTATGTTGAGGAGTATGACGACGACGACAAGGATGATGAGCCAGATAAACTTATGCTTAATTATTATGAGGGAGTAGTTCCTGAGGAATACAAAGAATTAGTAGATGAATGGAAGGGGAATTGTGTTTATAAGATCACATTTACATCTCAAAAAGTTTTAGATGTTGAGAAGTTGCAAAAGAGAGAGTACAGGCTTGGTAGATGGTATTCACACCCCAATAAATTTTTTGGCTATGGTTTTGGTAGGATTGGTGCGCCTTTTCAAAAAGAGAAATCAATTAGAGTTGGTCAGAGAATTAGATTAGCTGATATTGCTGCTTATCCTAAGTGGGCGGTTAAAAATGATGGCAAAAACAAAATTGATCCAAGTGCCCTAAAAGACCCAAGAGAGAATATTTTAATTAGTTACGAAACAGAGGCTCCATCGGTGTTAGCTCCGGGCAATTTATCCGGTGTAGTTACCGAGGCAGAACAATCAGCAGATGCAGATGCACAGGCTGCGTTTGGTTTATTAGACATCTCAACTGGTGCGCAAGAAGCTACAACCGTCAAGACTGCTACAGGTCAAACAATCTTTGCCGAAGCAGCACAGCGTAGGATGAGGGCAGCCAAAAGAATATTTATGAAGTTTTACAGGGAGTGTGTGATTGAGTTGCTCAAGCAATGTAGGGATAACTGGGACAGTGAAAAGCTAATTGAGATTACCGACGAAATGGGTAATCACCAAGAGGTGTCTGTTACTAGAGATGATTTGCTAGACATTGACTTTGAGAAGGACCTAAAGATTGAAGCAGAATCACCTTCAGTAAACAAAGATGTAGTAAGAGAACAGATGATTTCACTCTATAAACTAACTCAACAAGACCCCCTAATTGATAGACGGGCAATGATTAAAGAAGTGATGAGACAGGGCTTTGATGAACAAGACCCAGAGAGGTTCTTGGTAGATGAGGCAGTTGAACCAGGGATGCAGTTAGTTAACCCAGAAACAGGCGAACAGTTTATGATTGATGAGGGTGGTTCGCTAGTCAGCCAGCAACAGATGGAAGAACAACCTCTGTCAGAGGGTGAGGGTACTTCGGACGAATTAAACGATATGGCATCAAGTCAACCTAATTTATCAGGTAGCACAATGGGCAAAGCCTACTAATGTGGGAACAAAAGGGCGAAGATAAGGGCATCTGGACTGAGTTAGTCAATACCAAAACGGGTGAGTCCTCAATTAAGGAACATAAGCCCAAAGTTGTGTGGAAGTCTTGCAAATGGGAAGATCACGAGTTTGAGATCACAGGAAATAGAGAGTGGACTTGCAAAAAGTGCCAGTTTGTATTCATTCCGATTATAGGTATTCACTCCCTTGAAGATGGCAAGATAATAGAAACCCCTCCCAAGTAAACTTTTTAATGTTTCATGTTTTATAATTAAATTAGACCAAGACCTATTTGGTCAGTCTAACAATTAAATAAAGGAACAAGTCATGAATGACACTCCTACACTAGATGAGGCACTAGAAGAAGCCTCAAGCACATTAACAACTAGCGAAGATGAACCAGAGGAATCTGAGGAACAACCACAAGAAGTTGAAGAAGAAGTGGAATCTGAGGAACAAACCGAGGAAGAATCATTCGCAGATAAGCCTGAACTAGAGGGTAAATCTCCAGAAGAACTGGAGGAAATTTACACTAACTGGCAGAGAGCCTACACTCAAAAGAGGCAAGCTGAGAAAGAAGAACTGGCGAAGATCAGGGAGGAAATGGAGCAACTCAAGGCACAAGTGCCGCAAGAGCCTCAAATCCCTATTGAACAAATGTCTCCGGAGCAGTTAAAGGATTTTTTCGCCCAAAGAGCGCAAAAAATAGCCGAAAGTGCAAAAGAGAACGCCTATATTGAATCTCAGGAAAAAGCCTTTTATGAGCTAGATGACAGACTCAATCAAGACAGTCCCACTCACGATGAGGGGTTGTTTTATACCGTTGTTGGGAAAGTAACCCAACAAAGAGAGCAGTACGAAAAAGAAAACGGTAGTGTATTTGGGTTTGACTTCGTAGGTGAAGCTAAAAAAGCAGTACAGGCCTATGACGAATCTGTTAAGAAACAGGTTCAAAATTATTTATCAAAACAAAACCAAACTGTCAAAAACAAGGCACAGAGGTTTCAGAAGGCTAATCCTAAGACTAAAGCTGGCAGCGTTAAAAAAGCTGGTGGACTAGACTTAGAGGACGCATTTGATGAGGCTTTGTCCGAAGTTGGAGGTAGTTTTGGATATTAACCCTGAAAGGAGTTAAATATGGCAGATGTTAATATTGGGCAACTTGCGAGTACCACACTCCAAAAGTATCAGCCCAAGATGGTTGACAACATATTCAAAAAGCATGTGTTGTTAAACCACCTTAAAAAGAATGGTGGAACACCATCATTTACTGGAGGACCACAATTAGTCGCCCCACTAATGTATGGGAAAAACTCAACTGTTCAGACCTTTGATGGTACTGACACACTTGATACGACCTATCAGGAAGGCATTGATAGTGCCACCTATGATTGGAAGTTCTACAACGTGGCAGTTGCCTTCACTTTGGTTGACAAAATCAAGAACAGAGGCAAAGAAGCTGTAATGTCATTGCTAAAGGGTAAGATTACCCAAGCTGAAAAATCATTATCTGAGAAGATCAACACTGATCTTATTTCAGGCACAGATTCAAAAGGTTTGGTTGGTCTTGGCACAATGATTTCAACCTCTACGACTGTTGGTGGAATCTCTGGCTCTACCTATTCATGGTGGAGAGGTAATGTAGACGCAACAGCAGAAACGCTGTCGTTTGCAGACCTGAGAACCATTAAAAACAGTTGTAACAATGGTAATGGTGGTTCTAAAGTTAGCATGATTCTCTCAACCCAGACGTTGTATGAGAAGATGTTTGCTATGTTGACTGCTACTTATCAATTCAACCCAACTCAAGCCGCCTCAAAAGAGGGCAAGCGTTTAGCTGAAGCCTCATTTGAAACGCTAGAGTTTGAGGGTACGCCGGTAGCCTACGACGAGTCAATGACTTCAGGGGCTGTCTATCTTATTAACAAAGACAACTACAAGCTGGGTATCCTCAAGGATATGAACTTTGATGTCGTTGATAAGAGCCAACCCTACGATCAGCACGTTTCCATTCAACACATTGTGTTTGGTGGCGCAGCGTTCACTGACCGCAGAGCAAGTCTTGGTGCATTAACCGGAAAGACTGCTTAATATTAAATATTCTCACCTCCCATAGGTAGACGCCTATGGGGGGTCAGAGCCGAAAGGAGACCCTTATGGCGAGAAAAATTGTCGCAAGAACAGGCTTCACAGCCGCTAATGATGCCACCGATCTTAATCAGGTGGGAACAGTTATGGATGACGCATCCACGGGTAAAGCATACCGCTACATTCAAGTAGAGGATATGGATTTAGCTGCAAATGATGTTGTAACCTACTCTGACGCAACGGGCAAAGAGGTTACTAAGGATAGGGCGGGTGGAAGCTCTCTTGGCAACACGTTTGCTGGCGTAGCAGTTTCAACCCTAACTGATGAATATTATGGATGGGTTCAGATCGAAGGTCTGGCTACCTGTAAAGTTCACACAGGAGGCTCTATTGCTGCTGGAGCTAGGGTACAAGCAGACCCAACCAATGATGGTTGTGTTGTTGCCTATACCGCCACGACTTCCTCCACCGATTTGAGTTTTGGGATGGCACTTGCTGCTGATACCGCAACCACTTCGGCTGCTGGAACCGTTGCAGTAATGATTGATCTTTAATAGATTAGTCTGATATAAAGAGGGGGGCTAGAAATAGCCCCTCTTTTTTGTTATTATGTGCCTATGCCAAAAGCTCACGTTGGACTAGGCTTACCAACTCCACAAGTTTGCGATATAGAGTTTGCATTTGGCAACTTACCCCAAATAATGTTTGACGCCAAAGCTAAGGGATACAAAATCTCTTTACTTTACAAGTCTGGTGTTAGAACCGACTCAAATAGAAACTTCATACTAGACCAGTTTCTCAAAATCCCAGACCTTACCCACATTTTATGGTTAGATGTAGACCAGATATACCCCAAAGACATCATCCACAAGTTAGCCCAAGCCGATAAAGATGTTATAGGAAGTGTTTACTTTAAGAGATCTCACCCTTATGATCCTGTTGTTTATGTTAAGAACAATCAGATAGAAAATCCTTACACTCCAGTTGATCTATCTAATAACCCCAAGAAACCTTTGGAGGTGGATGGGATAGGCTTTGGTGGGATGATGGTCAAAAAAGAGGTTTACGAAAAGTTAGGCGATGAGAAGTGGATGACCTATGGTAAGAACTTTCATATTCCAACAGCTAAAGTACACAAAGAAACCCACGACCTTATTTTTTGTCAGACCTGCCAAAAGCACGGTTATAAAATCTGGGTTCATAATGACGTTTATTCGTACCATATAAGCAAAATAGCGGTAGGACTTGAGGATTATCACGCTGCGGCTGGTCTGGACGAGCCTCTTAAACATAGTAAAATCGGTGTTTTAATGCCATGTATTGATCGTGTAAAGGGAACTGAAACGATGAAGAAGCTGGCAGATAGTGCTGGCGTTGAAGCAGACTATTTTTTACTAATGGATGACGATAGAGTCGGCTATGTTAAGAAAATAAACGAGTTTGTTACAAATAGAGAGTATGATTTTTATGTTTACACAGCACAAGACGCAGAGCCAGGTGAGAACTGGTTAAAAATAGGACTAGATACCTTGCAGCGAACTCACAAGGGCGTTTTGGCTTTCAATGACGGTAAGTGGGATGGTAAGTTAGCTTCATTTGGAATGGTTAGATCATCGTATTTAAGACCGTTTTTTGAGGACTGTTACAAATCACACTATGCCGATACTGAATTATCCGTTAAGGCACACCTTGATAATCAATTAGCCTACAATCCAAAGGCTATTTTAAGAGAGTCTGATGAGGGCAAGGGTAAAAAGAAGGTTAGCGAGGATGATCGTAAGACTTTCAAAAAGAGGCAGAAAGAGATTTATAAGGTGGAGATGTTTGGATGAAAATATCTATTTCGGTCAATTCTCTTTCTATTCCTGGAGGACTTCAAAACTGGGCAAGAACAGTATCAGAAGAGCTTTTACGATTAAATCATCGTGTTACTGTAGTAACAGACAATATAGGAACTTATGCACAGGTTTTCAACTGCGAGGTTACTGATAAGTTTCCAAAATGTGATATATCCCTAGTAAATAATAAAGATTTCTTAGAGAGATCAAACGGATTCAAGATTTTTACTTCTCACACTTTCTTAACTGACAAAGGCAGGTTTTCAAAGGGGGCTGACGCTTATGTCAGTATTTCAAAAGAGATTCAAGATTTAGAGGCAAAAAGAGGCTTTAAGTCTACTGTTATCGGTAATCCTGTTGACTTTTCATTATTTAGATTCACTCCAACTAAAAAATTAGATAAGGTTTTGTTCTTATCAAAAGATGGTAGAAAAGCAACTTTTAATATACTTGAGGCGTGTCAAAAGATGGGGTTAAAGGTTTTAATTGTAGATCATGCAAACTATGCTCATATCCACAACATTATTAAAGAGGCGGATTTAGTCATTACATCTGGAAGATCGACAGTTGAATCAATGGCTTGTGGCAAGAATGTTCTAAGTGCTAATCACAGAACAATAATGAAGGATTTTACAGGCGCTGGCTTAATTACACCCGATAATTATTTAGAAAATATGAAAGATTGGTTTTCTGGTAGAAACAATCCTATATATTTTGATACAGATAAGTTAATAGAACAGATTAAATTGTATGATTCAAATTACTCACAGGAACTAAACAAACTGACCTTCAAACACTTTGATGCTAGAAAGAATGTCAAGAAATACCTTTCTTTATATGGATAAATACCAGACTAGATATCTACAACACCAAAAAAGAAAGAAGGAGTCTTTGATTAAACTAATGAAGAAACGCCATTCAGAGAGGATTTTTTCAGATAAGAAAGTGCCGGATAAGCTAGTGAAAAAGATTATAGATTTATCTAAACTAGCACCTAGCTCATGTGATAGAAAAGCAGTTGAGATTAAGATAGTGGACTCAAGAGATGACAAGCAATTACTTGGGGGATTGTTAGTTGGTGGGGTGGGGTGGATTCACAGAGCTGACAGGATACTTGTTTTGCTTGCCAACAGGGGGGCTTACAAGGAAAATCTTTACTATATGCCTTATTTAGACGCAGGGGTAATGATTAACCAGATTTATTTGATTTGTACTGAACTTAATCTAAAGTGTTGTTATGTCAATCCAAATGTAAGAGAAAATCACCTTAGATATTTTAGCGATTTTATAGATAATAAATTATTCTGCGGAGCCATCGCAATTGGATATGAAGATATTTAATGTTAAAAAAGCCATCGTTATAGGTACACGCCCAGATAGAAAAGATCAGTTAGAAAATTGCTTATCTAGTATTAAAACCGACTACCCTGTTTTAGTTGTAGATTGTGATGGGTATGAGATGGGTAAGATATACTGGACTTTACTAAACACTGATGTTGACGAGTTTATCTTCCTACAAGATACAGTTGAGATCAAAAATAACGATTTGTTTAAGATTTGCTTTGAGGACTTTGATAAATCAGTTTCAATTTGTAACTCTCCTAGAATGTTTGGCTGTTATATGGGCAAGTTTAAGCGGAGTATTTTGGAAAGAATGGCACTTAAACCAACCCAGACAAAATTATCCTCAGTAGAGTATGAGATGCAAATAGGTGATGATTACTCAAACTTTGAGATGCCCATTAAATTATTTGACAATCTAGGCAAGACTGATAAATTCATTGAAAAGTGGGGGCATAAGGTTATGGTAATCGAGAATGAATATCTAATTAAATATAAGAGCATATGGAACAGAAACATGTTATAGGGTATACAGGTGGCTCATTTGCTATACCCCACTTTGCCCACTACAATTTCTTTAGATTGTGTAAACAATTTTGCGACTACCTGGTTGTTTCTCTTAACACAGATGAGTTTATTAAAGAGTACAAGGGTAACCCCCCCGAATTTAGTTATTCACAGCGTGTGGAAATCTTGGGGAAATGTCCGTTTATAGATGAGATTATCCCCAATAAAGGAGGTTCTGACTCTAAGCCAGCAATTTTACAGGTTAATCCAGATGCGATACTTATCGGCCAGGACTGGCTGGCAAAAGACTACTGTAAACAGATGAATTTCACCCCTCAATGGTTGACAGATCATGACATAACCCTAATTTATCTACCTCATACCGATGGCATAAGTGCCACCATAATCCGCTCCAGGTTGTAAACTTTTGAATATCCCTCATTCTATAATGAGATTAGTTACTAATTTAATTGAAACGTATGTCCAAAATACAAGAGTTTGCGACTCAACTTGAGGCAGAAGTTGATGCACTAAAACAAAAATATGAAGAAAAACTGTCTGAGTTAGCCGACAAAGAGGCAGAGATTAAGGAAAGAGACAAGAAGTCAAAATCTAAGAAGTCCGATCTTGATTTGAGAGAGAAGTCTGTTGAAAAGCGTGAGGCAGAAGTTGCCAAAGGCTTAAAAAAGATTAGAACTGATGAGGAGATGACTGAGGCCTTAGCCGAAGCTACTCGCAAAACCGAAGCGGCTGAGAAGTTAAACAAAGAGGTAAGTGAGAGACTGGATCAAGCTAAGTTAAAAGAGTCGGAGGTGATGGAGAGAGAATTAGAGGTGACCGAAAGAGAGAAAAACTACAGACAAAAAATTAGGCAAGAGTTTGCCGATAGTATTCTAAAGAAATAATATGTCAGTAACCGTAAACGATATTTTACTAGATGTATCGTACCGAAGGGGTGAAAACGGAGTGCCTTCTGGTAATGAACAAACCAGAAGAATTAGTTTTGTTTCTCAAGCCTTTAGAGACTTAATGCGTGAAAACAAATACTGGTTTCATGTGACAGAGTACGCCACACAAACAGAGGGAGATGAGGAGATTTACTCCCTACCTACTGATTACAGGGAGTTTTTAGAGGTTAGAACAGATGGGTTACTCCGAGTGCCGCAATCAGAGGACACAGCCTTTAATGTTACTAGATACCCCCCAATGCACTTCCCCTTCTCAACAAATTACATCAACAATAAGTATTTTTATATATTCAACGATGAACTTCACTTATTGCCAACACCAGGAAGCGCACCAAGTGCGGTAAGCGTAACCTCAATTACAGTGTCCGGCACAACCGCTACAGTTGCGGCAACAGATCACGGATTCTCAAACAATGACTACGTACAGATTGCGGGGGCTTCTGTAAGCGAGTGTAATGGGTCAAAACGGATTACTTTAGTGGATGATGACTCATTTACCTACACAGTGGCAACGGGAACGTCCTCACCAACTGGCACGATTACAGCAACTGAGAACAACTTAATTATTAAATATTTTTATTGGGCAGATGCAGACTTTACTTCTTTAACAGATGAAGTTGACATCCCCTCTAGGTACAAGGATGCTTTGAGCGCTTATGTTTATGGTCGCCTGGGTCAGTTAGATGGAGAAAGGGGCGACGCAAGCGATGGCGTAGAGGAGTACAACAGCATCATAGAGGAGTTGAACAAAGAGAACTTCAGAAGGAATCTAGTCCGCACACCACTGTCCGATTCAATGTGGTAATGAGATTAGGAGAAACAAAAAATCCCAAACGCAAAGACGATATGATCGTCGGTTTTACCGGTGGTCTTAATTTGTTTCAAGATGAAAATTCTATCAAAGATAGCGAATTAACCGAGGCTAAAAATGTTATTTTAGAGGTTGATGGCATCGCCCCCAGACCTGGCACAAAAAACTATGGTACTACCTCAGGTGATCGCGTCATGGGGGCATTTGCCTATTACAAAAGTGATGGAACAAGGGAACTTTTGAGGTTTGCCAAAGGTTCAAATGATAAATTGCAAAAGTATGTATCTGGTACACCTACTGGTATAGGCACAACGACTTATGACGCTGATTCAAGGATGAACTTTGTACAGGCTGATGACAAGGTTTTTATATTCAACGGAACTGATAACTTGACTTATTACGATGGTTCAACAATTACTGAATACGCTGCTTTAACTACTCCCGTAGGACTTGGAGTTACTCCGACAGGGACGACTGGCTCAAAGACTTATTCCTACAGAGTGAGTGCTTTTAACGACACTGGGGAAACATTAGCTTGTGCCTCTGTTAATACGACTACTGGCAATGCTACTTTGAACGCAACAAACTACAACGCCTTGTCTTGGGATGCTGTGGCAAGTGCGGTTGGTTACAATGTTTATGGAAGGTTTGCCACGGGGTTGGGTGAAACCTACATGGCCACAGTTTATACTAATTCGTATGACGACAAGGGGGCTGACTCTCCTTCACTTTCAATTCTGCCCCCAGAGGCTAATTCAACCGAGGGTATTATTGCCTCAATGCCTATTTTAGCCATTTCAAGGATATTCACCGCTGGAATTAAGGACCATCCATCAAGATTGTCCTTCTCAAGCACGGGTACTAAGATAGGTGATTTTTCAACTCCTACCTATGGAGCTGGTGGGGTGGATGTGTTCAAAAACGATGGGGCTGATATAACTGCTATTATAGGTTTCCAAGGGGGGGTAATCGTTCACAAGGGGAACGCTATTTATAAGTTTTCATTTACCTCTGATGGCTTTCAACAGCTAGAGGAAGTAGTTAAGGGTTTTGGTTCGTGTTCGCATAGAGCTACCAAGCACGTAGAAAATGATATTATCTTTCCTGTTAAGAAAGATGGTCGTTTAGCTTTCTTTTCTCTGGGAAACCAGGAGAATTATGTCGCAACGGTCCTTCGTACTAACGAACTTTCTATCAAGGTTGAGCCATATTTAAGAAATGTTAGTTTTGAATCACTCGGTAATAGTTGCGCTACATATTTTGATAATTTATATATGTGTGCTGTTGCCAAAGACGGAAGTACGATCAATGACCGAGTGTGGGTTTTGGACACACGCTTTGGGGCGTGGGTTTATTGGGAAGGAATTACCCCTAATTGTTTTGTAACTTGGATTGACTCAGATGGCGATGAAGCACTTTATTATGGAGATGAGGAGACGGGTTATTTAGTTGAGATGTTCCAGGATTCAAGAGTGGATAATGACACCGCCATAGATGTTAGGTGGGCTACAAAAGCATTCAATCAGGGTCAGTTTAATAAAGAAAAACGCTACCACAATCCAACTTTCCAATTTAAGGATTTATCAGTTTCAGCAAGTATTCAAGGCTTTATTTACATAGACGGGGCTGAGGTTGATGCGGAGTTTAGTGTTACCCAGCAGAATAGATCGGGTGGGGGGTTTGGTGCAATTATCGTTGGTGAGACTTTAATTGGAGACGCACCCTCAACCGTAACTGTAACCGAGGGAGCAAGTGATGTTCCAATTGAAATTTATGGAATATTTAGGGGTAGAAGTATTAAATACTACTTTAGAAGCACACAAAAGAGAGCTTATTTTAAGTTCATGGCGCTAGTTCATACTTATTTAATTAACTCAAAACGATTATCAGATAACTATAGGCGCTATCCAAGCTAAACTTTTATCTAGCTTGTTTAGTACAATAAATATATGGCAAGAAAAAGAAAAGTCTTTGAAAGACGACCAGACGAACTACAATCTTATCTTGAAATGCTAGAGGAACTAGCAAAGAAGGATAGGGGTGGTGGTTTATACGAAGGATACGACGTTGATCCTAGAGCCTTTATTGTAAGTTCTGACAGAGTAGCCGATCCATCGGGACTAGGACAGGATAGATACTCCGACCCCGTTCGTTTTTCTCAATATCAGCAGACATCAATACCCTTTGAAGCACCCAATTTGGGTCAGGTTCAAGGCTATGATTTTCAAATGCCAGAGATGGATTATTCACAATATCAGAATCCTCGTTCAACTCCAGACAGAACAACAATACAAGCAGAACCAAATTCACACGAAGAATTAGCCCAATATGTAGAACAGATGATTTCATATCCTGTTACTAGAACACAGGATGGCGGACTTTTAATGTCAGATGGGAGTGTTAGATATAACGATGGAAGTATAAAACAGGCAACAGAAGCAGATATCCCAAGAGTTTTGAAAGAATTTAGTGATGGTTCGGTGATGTTAACTGACGGTACTATTTTCAATCCTAATACTAGAATTGGGAATGCTTATCAGGGAACAAGTGGCTTATCTAATTTACTTTTTGGTAGACAACAAACAGTAACTCAGGATTATGGAAATTACAATCCAAAATTTTACAGAAGTGGTAGACATCAAGGAACAGACTACAGAACCAGAGATTTAGACGAAGGATTTACTTTTGCTTTCCCATTTGACACTAAGGTTGTTCAGGTAATAAATGCTGACTCAGGAAGTCCTTATGGTAATTCAATCTTACTAGAACTCCCCGATGGTTCTAAGTTAAGACTTTCACACTTAAACGAGGTAATAAACGCCCAACCAGGTACGACAATCAGACCATTTGACTTTATTGGAACTCCTGGTAATACTGGTCTCTCAACAGGGGAACATTTAGACGTTGAGTATTACAACCCAGAGGGCATGATAGATAGTCCTAATAACTTTTTCTTAAAGGCTGAAGAATATGTTGACTGGAATCAAGTTAGCGACGCACTTAAAATCAATCAAGAAAACTGGACTCCAGAAGAAAGAGCTTTCGCAAGAGCAGCCCAAGATTTAATAAATGAAGGAATTGAAGCAAGCCCATCTCCTGATATGATTCAGCAGTATATGCAAGAGGATATGGGTCAACAGGAACAGATCCAACAAATTGAGCAACCAATGCAAGATTTAGGACAGAACATTCAACAAGGAATCGAACAAGTAGGACAAGCATTCCAACCAATGAGTCCACAACGACAACAGTTGGCAAGTGGGGTGGCTGACGTAGCTCAAAAGTTAGGCTTGGGGTCAGAGTGGGGAGCAAGTGAGTATTTAGAGTCTGGAGATCCAGAAGTTGCTAAACAAGCAAGGATTAGTGCTTTATCACAACAACCAAAAACCCCATACGAGGAAAGAGATTTTCTAGGAAAATTAAGACAACTGGCTGGAAATGTAACTGAGAGAATTGGGGATACATTAGGTGTGCCAGAGGGAGCTTTTTCTGAAACGCTTGCCGGTGGTTCAACTAAACGAACTGGTCAGGCCTTAGCTTCACAAATTGGGGGACAAGCACCAGAGCAAGTACCGGGGATTAGACAAAACATTAGAGACATAGGTCAAGATTTGGCGGAAAAGGCTCAAGGATTTATCGGTCAAGCTGGTGAGGGAATTGAAAGTCTAAAAGAAAAAGGAGTAGATGCTGTTTCAAACTTATTTAGAAAAGAACCAATGGAAATTGACAAGGGTCAAAAACAAGTTGGTGATGTTAGGGGAACTTCACTATTTGAAGGAACAGCTAAAACCGCACCAACAGATATTAGAGATGCCTTCTTTAAGTTTGGTGGGGCTGATGAGTTTTCAAAATATCTAGTTGATAGTGCTGAGGAGAAAAAAGGCGGTGCTTTAGGCACAGATTTATTTAGCAAAGAGTTCTATCAAGACCCCAACCGAATAGCCAATGTTTTTGGTCAAACATCAATGGGTCAAGAGGCTACGGGTAAGTATAAGGATTATCTGGGCTCTAACGTCAAGGAAGGCTTTGATGAGCCTTATAGAACTGAGGTAAGAGAAGAAGGGGACTATTTAGTTGAGTACAAGATTCCCGTTAAAGAATATTGGGAGAATAAATACTGGCAAGATCAAATAAGCCAGACACCAGATGTTCTAAAGTCTGATTTTAGCTATGACAAGTTCCAAATGCCAACGACCCAAAGAACAGAGGGGCAAAAGGGCGAGAGAACTCCAGGGTATGATCTACCAACAATTTTCAAGAGTGGTGCTGTAGATTTATTCAGAAAAGCAGGAACTGAGGTTGCTAAGAAGGCTAAGGATGTAAGTAAACCTTTGGCTGATGTTTATAGGTCAGCAACTCCAGGTGGCAAGATTCCAATTCCATCCGCTTCACAGAGTATATTCTCAATCCCAAGTTCAAGGGGTGCTTCTACATCAAAACAAACCTCTAGGGTTATTGGGTTGAGTCCAGCGGCACAGGCTAGACAATCTCAAAGTTCTGGTAGAAGTAGTTCTCAACAAATAAGTGAAAGAACATCATCACCTAGTGTAAGTTCTCAGACACCAATTCAACAACGGGCGCAACAGTTTGCTCAAAGAGCAATTTCACCTCAGAAACTATCATCCTGGACCAGACCTCCTGTCACAGCCCGACAACAAGCACAGGCTGATATGAGAAATCCATCAGTATATAAATCAACATCTGACTGGGTCAGATTACTAATGCAAAGGTAATATGTTATTTAATCTATTTAAGAAGAAAAAAGACGACGAAACCGATGTGGGGGGTGTTAAGGTAAGAACTGGTGCTGCGGCAACTCCTACACCTAGACCAGCTCCTCAGAGACAGGTTAGTTCTTTTAATAACAGACAAACTACTCCCTCAACCAGAATGTTGAGTGATAGATTGATGAACAATCAGAATTTAGTATCTGGGCGGCCAAACTATAAAGCTCCGCAAAGCCTTACTCCGGCACTTGATTCATTAACTGGCAAGAATATGCAACAGAGGTTTGACGATATATCAACTCAGGCTAAGGAAAGGGTTATGCAACCCAAACCACCTCCTCAGCCAGAATTACCAAAGCCTCAATTTGATCCCATGGGTCGCTATCAACAACTTGGCCAGGACAGACAATCTTTACTAGATCAACGCAAACAACAGGGTGAAAAGTATCTTAACGAGGCTTATGGGGAAAGACAAAGATATTTACAAGACTACATCCCAAGATTACAGCAGCAGTTTGCTCAAGCTAAAGCTGGAGTAGAAGAAGGCATCGGGTTAGCTGAGGGCGATGCTGCTATGGCACGAGACAGGGCAGAGGACGACTGGGGAACTGCACAGAGACAAGCTGCGATGACTAGACGAGAATCAGAAGCTAGAACCGCCGGTCAGTTTGCCAATTTGAATACATCTGATTCATACGGATTCGGTTCACACGGACAGGCTCAAGAAAATATTGAGAGTGATTTCAATAGATTTACCCAGGAAGGATTAAAACAAAAACAACAAAACTTCCACGAAATAGAAAGAGCGTTGCAAGACTATACCCTGCAAGCCAGACAACAAATCAATCAGATGGAATCCTCACTTAATGAGGCGGTTATGCAGATTGAGTCTGATATGAACATGAATGATATTGAAAAGAGAAACGCTATATCTCAACTGGCCATAGATTATCAGGATGGAGTATTGGCAATTCAAGAAAACTTACAAGATATCCAGTATCAATATGAAATGGCTCAGCAGGAAATGGCTAAGACTCAATTAAGCCCTGAATTTATGCAGACCGGAGTGCCTCAGAATGAAAATGATTACAGATTCTATATGGATAACTACGATCAATACGAAGAAATGCTGGGTGGAGGTCAATCTGGTGAGGTGATGGCTAGACGAGGAGACACAGTAGCTTTAATTGATGATGTCCTAAACCAAGGAAGAACCAAGGCTTTAACCGGTAACTTAAGGCTTCAGGGCGTTCCTTTAATCAACAGAATGGCTGTGGCCGACACCAAGGCTAAATTACAACAGATTCAGTCTCAATTAGAGATGGCTGCGGCTGAAATGATGAAGGGTCAGGGACAAATCTCTGAGGGTGAAAGAGAGATTATGAGAAACGCTGTTTTAGCTCTAAATCTTGATAAGAGAGGCACGTACCGAATCAGTGATGAACAGTTAAGAAGAACCCTTGAGCAAGCCAAGAATATTCTACAAAGACAGGGCGCGATACAAACGGGTGCAACACAAGTTAATCCAAACCAGTTCATAAGATGAAACAATTTGACATCCCAGCAGCCAAAAGAGCAGGAATGACCGACCAACAGATTCAGTCATTTATGCAACAGAACAATCTACAACCAGCTAAACAATCTTGGTTAACTGATGGTGAGACAGGATTAAAGGGAGCTTATAGGGGTGCTATGAACCTACTTAACTTGCCCTCCTACGCCCTTGGAGGGGCGCTAAAAGGGGCGATTGGGTCTGATTACTATGACAACCCTATACAAGGACTTGCGAAGGGAATTAGAGACAAATCATCTGTTTTTGAGGAAGTACCAAGAACCCTAGATATATTTGGAGTTCCTGGAATGGGCGAGGGCGAGTTGCCTGGGATGGCGGTTGGTTTTGGAGCTGAACTTTTAACTCCAAGTTCCTTATCTTTACTGTCTAAGGGTGGCAAGGCTTTGGGGTTATTTAACAAAAAAGCAAAATTAGCAGATGTCGGGGATGATTTATTTAAGGGTATAGATGCTAAAGATGATTTATTTAAGGGTATAGATGCTAAAGATGATTTATTTAAGGGTATAGATGCTAAACAAGACGCTGCTAAAAGTAAGGGTTTATTATCTAAAGGAGCTGATAGTTTGCGACAATACTCAGAGGACACAGTTACAAAAGGACTGGGTAGAAATAAAAAGATGGAAAGTTTCTTAGATCAGATCAAAAAAGCTGGTATGACTCCAGAAGAATTATTTGATAGGTATAACCTATGGTCAAGAGATCCAGATGACGTGCAGGCTGCAATTAAAATGGTTGATAATAAATTAAAAGCAGTTGCTAAAAAATCTCAGGCAAGTGTTGATGTTAGGGATATTGTTAAGTTATTTGATGATGAGATCGCTAAGCTAAGCAGTGAAGCTATGGAAAGTGATAGCGCAAGGATTGCACAACGGGTTTTATCTGACAGAAAACAAAGATTTATAGAAAAAATAGGACAAAATATTGATGGCGCTAGGTCAACCCCCTTGCAGACTTCTTTGGGGGATGTTTACCAGACTGCTAGTAGGGCGCAAGCCGATATCCCACAATCAGCGTGGAATTTAGGGGCTGCTGAAAGTGCTAAGGTTAGAGGATTAAAGAAAACCGCCGGTTTAATAAGAGACTACGTGGGAAAACAAACTGGTGGGGAGTCTCAAAAACTAGGACACGAAATGTCCTCACTAATTAACTTAAAAAACTTAACTCAAAAAGCACAAACTGCTAGAGCAGGCAACCAACAGTTCCCACTTAAAAGCATTATCGGTGCAGCTGGTGGAGGGAGTGTTGCTGGGATACCCGGAGCTGTTGGGGGATATTTTGCAAACCAAGTTGTACAATCTCCAGCTGGTGCTAAGGCAATTTCAAGGACAGCTAGAACGGGGGCAAATTTATTAGAAAAAGCCTCTACCCAAGCCCCTAAGATGCCTAGAATAACCCAGGCTGTGAGACCAGCAATGAAAGCTGTTCAGTCTGTCCCAAAACCAGTTTATAAGGGCGTAGAGACCGCTGCAAGAGTCCAGCCATCTTTTGAGGATCAAAGAAAAAAGAAAAAGAATTATCCAATATACTACTAATGGACATAGATATAAATCAGAGAGAATACGATAAGTTTGATGAAAGTAACAGAGTTAAGACGACAGCTGATACTCAGGCCTATGACATGCTAATAGACGAGGCATCGGCAACAAATACCTACATCGGCTACTGCAAGGTGGGTGAGGCGAGCAAAACTAATGAGAATATTTGGAGGATTAAAAAAATAGATACAACAACCGGCACAAAAATTACTTACGCTGACGGTTCAGCCGACTTTGATAAGAAGTGGGCAGACCGGTTGGCATACACATACTAAATATGGCAAATCTATTCAAAGCTAACCAATACGTTTCTACAACTCTTGCAACAGCAGGAGGAATTGATGACTCACAGACGACAGACATTGAACTTCAATCTGTTACAGGGATTGATACTGCAGAACCAGGTATATGTTGTATTTCCTACTCAAGTCCAGTTGATACGGATAATGCCGAGTGGGTAACTTATACCTCTATAAACTCAGGAACAAAGAAGTTAGAAGGAGTAACAAGGGGAGCTGAGGGATTTAGTGCTAAATCACACGCTTACGGGGTAACGGTAGCCTTTCCTATTTCAGAATCTCATATAAACAATTTAGTAGATGCCCTTTCAATAGGGGGAGACTCAACAGATGGAGTTACAACTACCCTAGACGAAGATGACATGGCTTCTAATTCTGCTACTGCTCTTGCTACACAACAGAGTATTAGAGGTTTTGGAGGTTTTTTGATTGATGGAAATTATGCTAGAGATGTAAGATTTCAAGCTAAAGATGTAAGTGTGGCAGCAGATCGCTACACCCTAGTCTCTCCCAATAGAATGGTGGTTTACATTGGATCTAAAGGATATCTTTTAACTTCTCAAATTGAGTTAGATTTATCTAACTCAGATACTTGGGATACTATCTCAGGCACAGACTACACCACAGCTTCAAATAGAAATGGTAAAGATTTTTATATCTATGCTTGCATTCCAACCAGTGGGAATACTCCTGATTTATTAGTGTCTGCTGATGCTAGTACGCCTGATGGTTATACAACAGCAGATTCTTTAAAAATTGGTGGTTTTCATACGCTGTGTGAATCTGTGGGCACAATCTCAGGTCACACGCTAACGGGTTATGTCCAAGGAGACATCCTTCCCCAATCAGTTTGGGACTTAAAACACAGACCAGTTTCTGATCCAGAAGGAATGGTTTATGACCCAAAGATGAAAAAGTGGGTAGATATTTATTTAGCCTCAGTTTCATCAGGAAAGCTAGTTTCTGTTAACGGTGGAACTATCGCAGATGGAGCTTCAACAGAGGCATTTCACTGGTATAAATTTGTCCAATGGTTTAATGAAGTGGGCAAAAAACTACCTGATCAATCAGAGTTTCACTCGTTTTCAATGGGTGCAAACCAAGGAACTAACATTACAGGTTCGGCTGATCCAGTAACTACGGGAGGGCATACGGATACAGCAGGTAGAAGGATGATCTCAGATATTGGCTGTGAGGATACTTGTGGTGTGTTGTCCCAATGGAGTAGAGATCGGGGCTCTGGTACAACCGCTAGTTCTTGGATTGATGCATATGATGCTAATGATTCGGATGTTGCGGGTCAACACTATCAAGCCCCAAATTGCGCTCGCTTTGGCGGCTCTTGGGTTGACGGTGCCGCTTGCGGTTCTCGGTGTTCTGCTTGGAATGCTGGGCCGCTGTCTTTGCATGCGAGGTACGGTGCCCGTGGTGTCGCAGAGCCAGTATAAGGCTTTTTGATTATTAAAAAGTTGGTTGGGTGTCGGGCACGCTCGCTTTGGCAGCAATTGGAATAACAGTGCCAATTGCAGTTCTCAGTGTTCTAATTGGAATAATGGACCACTGAATTTGAATGCGAATAACAGTGCCCGTAGTGTCAGATACAGGTTGTCGGATAGACTCCTGGCTGGACACTCATCCATGTTGTTTAAAACAGCAAAATACACAACGGAGGGTAGGGGTAGCTAGTAATAAAAATGAAAGTTATCCCTACTAAATTATGAAAAGACATAACAATTTATATCAAAAAATTACTAGCCTAGATAATATTAAACTAGCTTATAAAAAAGCCAGAAGGGGGAAAGGATGGCAAGATAATGTCAAAGAGTTTGAAAAAGATCTAGAGAATAATTTACTAAAGATTCAAGAGTCATTAGTTGATCAAACTTATAAAGTTTCTCCTTATAGAACCAAAATAATAACAGAGCCTAAAAAAAGAAAGATCTTTATTTTACCCTTTGCCCCAGACAGAATTGTGCAACACGCTGTTGTGAATATCTTAGAACCAATATGGGATAAGTTGTTTATTTATCACTCTTATGCCTGTAGAAAAAATAAAGGTATGCATAGAGCAAGTAAAAGAACCATGCAAGCTGTTAGGAGTAAAAAATATTGTTTAAAAATGGATATTTCAAAATTCTACCCATCTATTAATCATAAAATTTTATTCAAAATTATTAAAAGAAAAATTAAATGCTCTCAAACTCTACGGTTATTAAAAAGGATAATTTTTGGTATCAAAGGTGATAAAAACGTGCCCATCGGAAATCTAACCAGTCAGTGGTTTGGAAACTTATATCTTAATGAATTAGATAAACTTGTGAAACATAAGTTTAAAATCAAGTTCTATATCAGATACTGTGATGATTTTTGTCTTTATCATAATAGTAAGAATAGGCTGCATGCCTTGCTGGAAAAAATTAGGGTGTTTTTAAAAGAAAAGTTAAAACTTAAATTGAGCAAATTTGATATCTTCCCAGTAAAAAGAGGGGTAGATTTTGTTGGATATAGGCATTTTCCTAATTATATTTTACTTCGCAAATCAACAGCTAAAAGAGTAAAAAAGAGGCTCAAACAATTACCGGACTTATTAAGAAAAGGCAAAATAACAGACAAACAGTATGAGTCTTCTATTGCTTCTACTAAAGGCTGGTTGCAGTGGGCAAACACACATAACTTACAAAAAACATTAAATTTATTATAAATGTCAAACAAATCAGTAACATACCGTGAACTAATAAAAGAGATACGCACTCTAAATGATGATGTAACTAGAAAGTTAGAACATTTAGAAAATTCTTTAAATGCTAAGGTCTCCGTTGAAGATTTTGCTGAGTACAAAGCTAAGACTGATAAGTTATGGGATGAGCATAATAAGATGATTGGGTATGTTATTGGTGGTGGCATTACCGGTGGAGTGGTTGCTCAAGGGCTTACCAAATTAGTCACTGAAGTAATGGCTAAATTTTAACATTTTTACCAGA